GAGGATATGGTCACCCCAATAAGAGAAGACGGCAGTCTCGTTATGAAAGGCGAGAGAACCTGCGGTCACCAAGATTGCGTCAATGAGGCGCATAGAAAGGCAACACAATGAGAGTAAAAGCAACAGTTGAGGTCGCAAGACTTATTCCCTCATATGGTTTTAAGGGAGTCGAGAAATACAAAGACAAGAAGGGCGAGGAGCGCACTCAGTGGGTAACAGTCTGGACTAAGGAACAGGTAAGAGAAGGGGAAACCCTAGAGGTCTCAGGTGATCTGTCGGTCAAGATTGAGAGCTTCACTGGCAGAGACAATGTCCCAAAGCAAGTCGCTGCAATCAACATCAACAACCCGACCATCACCAGATCGGAAATGCCCTTCTAAACTAGAGGGGTGATTGAACTTCATGTTTACGGCAGACCGACCCCTCAAGGGTCTAAGCGTGTATTCAACGGCAGGATTGTCGAGGCTCAATCAGCTAACCTAAAAAAGTGGCGAGCGGCTATTGAAGATGCTTGTCAACCATTCAGCAACCAGAACATCCAGCTCGGTCCTATAAGGGTCGAGGTGGATTTCTTTTTAGAGAGACCTAAGACTGTGAGGATAAAAGATCGGGCGTTGCCAATAGTGCCGCCCGATCTCTGACCGCCCGATAAGCTCCTCCGGGGCTGTCTCGATGGCATAGGGCAATCAGGCCTCATTTGGGGCGATGACTCCCAAGTTGTCGAGATTGCAGCCCGCAAGTTCTATAACGATGACCGAGAAACAGGCGCAATTATTAGGGTTTTGCCTTTATAACAATCCAGTAACGACACGCCTTTTCTCTTTACCCTGCCCCCATCCTGCCCTAGCCTTTAGGTGTCCAAAGAAAGGAAAAGAAATGGACTTATTAGGACTAGCGTTTTGCCTGCCGTTCTTCATCGGCGCACTGATGGCACACTTTGGTGTCAACTTCTCTGAAGACAACTACGACACAGGGGAAAAGAAATGACAGTTGAGGAATTTAGAAACCATGTTGATCGCCAGATTGACCTTTACGGCATGGCTCAATTCAGCAGAGGATTTGAATCCTGCATCGAAGCTCTTGAGGAGCTTTCTAACCACGCACACAACAAAGGCAACCCTGCACTAGCTGACGCATTGCGTTGGGCTGCTAAAGAACTGATGGGAGAGAACGCATGAGAGCAACTTGGAGAGACATCAAGTTTTGGATTGCAGACAGGCTGTTTGAATACGAACTTGACGAGGCATTCCGTCATGGCATTCAGGAAGGCGCACAATACGCAACGACTTGGCTGTCAATGAGAACTCAGCTCATGGCTGACCGAGTGAAGATGACTAAGGTCGAGCGCAAGGGCTACGACAAGTGCCTAGACATCATCAAAGACGAGCGCAAAGAGATTGCTTTGAGGACCGGGGCGAAGCTGTGATGACAATCACCTTATGGATCAAGCCAAACTGCGTTCAATGCGAAACCACAAAGCGAGAGTTCGACCGCAGGGGCATCATCTACAAGACACGCCGACTCGACAAGTCACCTAAAGCCGTTGACAGATTCCTTGAGCTAGGACTGACCTCAGCACCGATTGTCGAAACAGATGACCGCCGCTGGGGTGGATTCAGGCTAGAGAAAATCAAAAGCCTAGAGACGCATCTAAAGAACGAGCGGGCGCATGGGATAAATGTCCCGCTAGAACCAATCCGCCAAGTAGCAGACGAGGTGGGCGAAGATGCTTGAATACATCCTCATATTGTCAGTGGTCAACACTTTACTTATAGCAATACTTTTACTAAAGACAGGGGCAGAAAATGACAAATAGCAAGCTACAAGAAACCATCCATAGGGTTTGCATGGCAGCCTATGAGGCAGGGATAAGAGAAGGCAGAAGGCTAGAAGCTGAAGTCTTTTGGAAAGCCATAGACTTACACCACACAGGTAATCAGCATGGTGATTACATCTACCTGTCCGACCTTAGAGAAGCATTAGAGGAAATTCAGAATGTCAAGGTGTCCTGATGTTGTCAAAATTGGATTCCAGCAATACCGCATCGTTCAACTCACCCAAAAAGATGACCCGCTACTCGCCGATTCAAGTGCAGGTTACACACAAGATTCCCGAAACATTATCGTCATTGACAGAGAGCTTGGAGAGAGCAAAAAGAGAGTCACAGTCTTTCATGAGCTACTTCACGCCTGTCGGTTTATTTTCCAGAACGATTCGCCTTCCAAAAAAATGGAATACGAGGAATGGGAACACCATTTCATTAGCGTTTGGGAGAACCCGATTCTCATGGTCCTCAAGGAAAACCCAGAGCTTACGCAATGGCTACTAGAAGAGAACTGAGGATAGCCGCCGATTTCAAACAGGCTGCTGGCTTACTGCGTGATCCGAACTTAGTTTGGTCTTCTGACCTTGACTCCATCCGGGAAGACTTAGCTCGCTTCATCGAAGGCTCGCTTGCCGATCACACTTGGCAGAACCCGACCCTGCAACGCATAGTGCAATCCCTAATCGCTGACGAGAATGATTTGAGCATCTGATGGAAAACTACGAACCAGAAGACCTAATGAAGCTGTGGGCTTTTCAAGACAAGGTGAATGACCACTCCAAGTTTCTAATTGCACAGGGCATCAAGCTAGGAGTGTTATCCGTCAGAGTCGAAATGTCCAAGCTACTCTTAGAGAAGTTCAATCAGCCCCTTAGTCAGGATGACATTGACGAGGCTGCTGCAATCGCAGAAAACTTTGCTTTGACCGAACTAGAGAAGGGGATGAAGAATGCTAGAGGGTCTTGAGCCAGTAACAGGTAAACGCAGATGCAAGACAAGGGCCACGCTCGAAGGCATGGATGCAGGGGATAAGAAAATCCTGACTGAAGCACTTGCGAACAAAACCAAATGGAGTGACAAAGGTCTCTCTGTTGCCCTGAGTCAGAGGGGCGTGCAATTGTCCAACGAAGCAATCGGAAGGCATCGCAGGGAACTCTGCTCCTGCTATAACTAATGCTAGAGAACTTAGAACCGGCGCCGAAGATTACAGCGCAACCGAACTTCCGACCTGCGATCGAGTTTGACGGACTTGAGGGCGAGGCCACAACACCGGGCTACGCAACGCAACCTGCAAACTTTGACGAGTTTCTACAGAGCGCAGGCATTGACCCTAGTGACATTGACATCATCCCGCCGATCAGAACCTCACGTTGGCAACAGCGAGAAGGTGGCGAGTGGCTAGTCTCTTACCGCTTTACCTTCCGCAAGAAGAACCGAGAAATCGACCTGCCGCTTCTTATGTCCGAAGCTCGCAAGGGCGCAGGGAAAAGAAAAGACATCAAGCCAACCGATAAGGCTTTGATTATTGCGCCGTCAGACTTTCAAGTTGGCAAGACAGGCTCAAGGGGCGGAACACAAGAACTCATCGCTAGAGTCATGCGGTCCTATCAGCGCATCGAGCAACAGATGAAGTCAGGTAAGTATGAGCGCATCTTTATCATGGACATCGGTGACATTATCGAGTCGTTCTCAAATGCTGCACACTTCAACCAGCTAGAGAGCAACGACCTTTCGCCAATGCAACAGGTAGATGTTGCCACTTCGCTGATGCTTGACCTAATCAAGCGAGCGCACAAATACGCTCCTGTAACTTATGGATCAGTTGCTTCTAACCATTGCCAAAACAGATTCAAGGGGCAACAGGTCGGCAAACCCGGACTCGATGATTGGGGCATCGTCATTCTGCAACAGCTTCGCAGGGTAACAAAAGAACTAGGGATGAATGTTGAGTACCTAATCCCACAGCCACATGACGAGGGCTTTGCTTTTAAATACGGAGTCAACACAATCGGCGTAGTGCATGGACACCAAGCCAACCGACCCGAAGGCGTGACTAAGTGGTGGTCCAACTCGACCTTTGGCAACCAATGGGTGCAGCCCTGTGATGTTCTCATAACAGGCCACTTCCACCATCTAATAGTGCAAGAACTCGGACAGAGGTTTGATGCAAACGGATCAAAGTTCTGGGTGCAATGTCCGACTATTGACGCAGGCTCGGACTGGTATCGCCGAACATCAGGCGATGACTCGACCTGCGGAATCCTGACTATCGAGCTAGAGAAGAACACACCATTCGCAGGGGAAGTGAAGAAGCAATGATTCAGGGTGAAAATTACACAGTTCACATTGGCAATAACTTAGACATTCTTCCTACCCTGCCAGATTGCTCAGTAGATTCTATCGTCACCGATCCGCCTTACGAACTCGGCTTCATGGGCAAGAAGTGGGACAACACAGGCATCGCCTACAACACCGAGCTATGGCGTGAGTGCCTGAGAGTTCTCAAACCCGGCGGTCACTTGCTTAGCTTCGGCGGAACACGCACTTGGCATCGGGTTGCGGTTGCTATCGAAGATGCAGGGTTCGAGGTTCGTGACTCGATTGCTTGGATGTATGGCTCAGGGTTTCCTAAGTCGCTCGATGTATCAAAGGCGATAGACAAGGGAACAGGGGAAAATAGAGAAAGACAACTTAGGTTTACAGAATGGATGAGGCAAAGCGGCCTAGCTCAAAAAGATTGCGCCAAATTGCTTGAACCAATAGCAAAGAATCCAGAAAGTGCCGCAGCGATGGCTCGGCACTATTACACAGACAAAACACAACCAGCAATACCAACAGCAGACATTTTCGACATTTTGAAACCTTATCTCCCCGAAGTTCCTGAAGAAATAGAACGATTAGTTGCAGAGCGAACAGGAATTGAATGGACTGCTTATAAGAATCGTCAAGTTGTTGGACAGAAAGTAAAGGGCAAAATGAATGGTGATTCAATTTTGGCAAGCCCTAAAACTTATGAAAAACTAGGCCGAACAATAGGTTATGGGGAGTTCGACATAACAACCTCCGCAACACCCGAAGCCCAACAATGGGAAGGATGGGGAACAGCACTAAAGCCAGCCTTTGAACCTATCGTTGTCGCTCGCAAGCCTCTAATCGGAACAGTTGCAGAGAATGTCCTAACCTACGGCACAGGCGGGCTAAACATAGATGCAAGCAGGATAGGGAGAGAAGAGAATCTGGGCAGACCGCAAGGCACAGCTCCACAGCCTATGAGCTGGGGGGAAAAAAAAGAAAATTATTCTACTGAAGGCAACCCTAAAGGTCGCTGGCCTGCCAATGTAATCCTTGACGAATACAGCGCAGAGCTACTAGATGAGCAGACCGAAGGCAAGATAACTCAGGGGCATTGGGCTAATACCAAAGTTTCAGGTTACGGGGAATTTGGTGGTGGCAAGTCTGAATACTTGGGGACAGGTAGAAAAGCAGAAGATGATATCAAAGGCGCATCTCGATTCTTCTATGTTGCTAAAGCATCAAAGCGTGACAGGAATGAAGGGCTAGATGAACTGCCTGAAACTACGGCCGCCGAGATGGTAGATCGGGAAGAAGATTCAGCTGGAATGAATAGTCCTAGAGCCGGCGCAGGTAGAACATCAGGGGCTAAGAACTTCCACCCAACAGTCAAACCAACCGACCTAATGCGATACCTAATAAAGCTCGTCACCCCACCGAACGGAATAGTCCTAGACCCATTTACAGGCTCAGGCTCAACAGGCAAGGCCGCAATCCTTGACGGCTTTAGGTTTATCGGTATCGAGATGACAGAGGACTACATTCCGATTATCGAGGGCAGGCTGAAACACGCTGCTGATGAGAGAAGCGAGGGATTGTTCTAATGCCAACCTATGACTACAAATGTGGTAGCTGTGACCAGACAATAACCATCGCAGCAGGAATAGAAGAAGAAGTCCTAACCCCAATCTGCTCGCATTGCAAGGCTGAAATGGTTAGGGATTACAACTTCCGCTCATTCAAGTTCAACGGCAAAGGTTTTTACTCAACGGACAAATGAAACCCTTTGACCCGACCCTCTACAAGACAGACGATCCTGCAAAGGATAAAGTCCTTCGCTGGCTTCGACACAGGGGATACAGAGCAAAAGTAAACCCTGACCAATACGGCATTGACTTATTAGCCGAGAGAGACGGCAAGACAATCGGCATCGAGGTAGAGGTCAAGCACAACTGGAAGGGACAGGACTTCCCCTATCAGACAGTTCACATTGCCTCACGCAAGCTGAAGTTCTTTGAGGCTGATGACAATCACCTGATGATGCTGAATGATGACTGGAGCTTCGGGCTGAGCTTTAGTGCCGAGCAGATCAGAGCTGCCGAGGTAATCAAGAAGGATACGATATACACCCAACAAGAATTATTTATTGAGCTACCCCTTCTGCTCGCTAGGCGGTTCTACCTGAATGAGATTTCCTAGACCATGTTTGCAATGTCAAAAACTTCATCAAGACCGGGGGGACTATTGTCAAGATTGTCGCAGGGTAAAAGAGAAAGCTAGGGAAGACAACCCTTATCGCAAAGAGAAGAAACGAATGCTTTATAGCTCGGCCTATAAGGCAGCAGCCAAGATAATCAAAGCCAACGCAACTCATTGTCACATCTGCAAACAGCCCTTCACTGACAGGGCAGACATCACAGCTGATCACCTCATCCCCACCGACCCTGCATCGCCTTTAGCTCCAGCACATAGGGGGTGCAACAGTTCTAGGGGCAACAAACCGCTTCAAAATTAGTTTTCTACAAATCACATCAAGCAATCGCTTAAATGGCCTGTAATCGCCACACAGTCACGCACAGACACGCATAACCCCACGCCGTCATCAAGGGGGGCGGGGTCAAACACGCCAAGATAGCGTTGCGTATCAC